CATTCTAGCGGATTTAATATTAACCATAGACACACCCGTAGAGTTTATAATAACATGTTTCGAGGTTTTCAGTGATACCCCCATACTTTCATAATTGACGATGTTTAATAGCCCACTACCACCAGATAGAAATTGAATACCTACACCAGATCCATCGTCTGCGATAGGCACAATCACTAAATTAGTAACATTGGCAACAAAAGCCAAAGGTCGTCCAACCTCTATACCAATATTGGTATTATCCGCACATACATTATTCATCTGAAACGTGAATGTATATGAATCAAAGTCAGTCCCCAAACCATCTGAATAATTAACAGGGACAATCTCTAAAAACTTATATGAACCGTAAGTCAAAATGTCGTTAAAATAGTAAAAATCAGCACTACCAACCCTGAAGATGACAACATTTGCCTTTAATAAACTTATGAAGTATGTTGACCACGATTCGCTAGTTGCACCCTCAATGACAGGGTATACAATATTAGGGTTAATGTGAATATTGTTTATCCTTGAAATGTCACGCGACCTGTTGATCCTGAAAGCAGCCTTTGTGACATATCCATAAATACCATCTATTGTACCGCGCTCAAAACGTTCTAAATTAATAAAATGACTAGCACCAACTGTACTAAGATCAAGGAGATTCATGCCATACCCTGCACCCGTTATAGTCCACGGGAATGTGGGTAATTCGCCAACAATAAGATTTGTGTCAACCGTTTTATAGTAAAAACCAAACTTTTCCATACAGCTATTATCAGAAATCGTAAAAGCTGAAGAACCTGTAACCTCATCCATAATAAAATAAGATTTTTGGAAGTAACCCAAACCAACAGACCCGCCTGATAAATACCCTGCACCATCAACACCGCAACCTAATAGTTTTACCCCTTTAGGGATACCAATAGGAGTCGAATGGTTGAGCCTATAACCTTCTCGTGTATACGGGAAAACAACAGTACCACCACCCAAACTAGCAACATATGCAATAATGTTTTTGATTGCTGTAGAGTCATAATTTACACCATCACCTTTACCCCCAACCATAGGGACAGGTGGCATTAAAACACTCACCATCTGCTTCGCATTATCTGCCAACTGCGCAGTATGTCCAGCTACCGTAGATGCCAATCCTGTTTGATCGTAGACTATCGGGAATCCTCCGAGTGTCCCTGTAAAATCCCCTGTTGCCGATAATTTGCGGTTAGTCGTTAAATCTGTTATTGTTTCAAGTTCAGTATTGCTTGCATTTGCCACAGCATTCAAGGCTATTCGCAATTCTTCTCCACGGGCATTGAAATTTGCCTTAGCTTGAGAAGGTGTCCAGCCTGGATAATCACCTTGCGCCGTGAAGTCAAATACAAAAGAATCCTTTGTTGGAATTGGCATGGTTTTACCTCATTTCTGACCCTTGGTCAAATTCTATTCCGAGTGAAATTACGCTCATTCCTTCATCTAAAACGTTATTTCTAAACTTAAATTGGAAGTAATTTGCACGTTTTGACATGCGCTTTCTCTTAACTACTGGGAAAGATGAAGTATTAAATGTGAAGTTCACAAAGTCAAGATTAACGAAACTAAAGACACTAGTTTGAGTGCTTAACTCTATAACGCTGTTGCTTTGGCGAGATATGAAAGATAACTCAACAGAACTTTTATCTAAAGGCTTGGCTATCAAGTTGATACGATTAATTAGTTTGACCCAGGTTGGAGACCCTGCGTTATCCTCCTTTGTGTCAAGCCATGAATCGATTAATACGCCATCATCATTAGCGAGCGCTGGGTCAAACTGATAAACTAATCCAGCCGTATTGCTACCAAAGCAGAGCGTTCCGTCAATTTCAGCGAAACATGATGCAGGAATATTTGTGTCGTATAACCATGCGTTTGATTTGTAATCCCAAACATAGCAGATGTTGTTGACACACAACCCATAGTAGTTGTCGAAGTTGTAAGAGACTGCCGCGGTTAGGTTGGCTTGTCGAAGTAAACCAAGGTCGAGGCGTTCTACTCCACCTTTATCAATGAGTTCACTAACGTCACTGACAGATAGTCTGTTATTGACTGTCGTGTTGCTTGATACTTGGAGAACGCCATTTGTAGACGAAGTACATACGACTGTGTTTCCCACTTCCTGAATACTGCCTGGTATGTCTGAGCCTTTTTCTAGATTAATATCAGCATAAGGGAAGATTGGATAACTTGCGCCATCGACATAAGAGAAGTATCCCTGGCCTTTACTGTGTGAGACATAGAGAAGATCGAATATATGTTTCATCCCTGCGACATTGCCAGTAACCTTTTGCCAAGCATCATCCGGCCAGTAATCCGCAGAATAGTTTGAACCATATAAGCGTGAGTGCCAGACCTGATCAGGGAAGTTAGGATTGCCTGACGCGAACACGGTGGCACTTGTCTTGCCTCCATAGACTGTAGCAATAGTACAATTAAGGATGTGCTCAGGATGGACTAGAGAGGCCTTGTAGGCTGTTATGACAACATTGTCTGTGCCTATGGTAGGTACAACGTTAAAGGTGACTATCCCGGTTGTCCTGTTAACTGTGAAATCTGTTGTTTCCACCTTTGCAACGCTGTTAACTACTGCCGTTACGAGTGTAGCGTCAAGATCCCCCTCAGGAAGCGTGTAGGCCGTTGCTGTGCCGTTTGAACTAAAGGATATACCAAACCCACCAGTAAGGAGGTTGAAGTGTTCTCGCACCTTCCCAGCGTTAGGTGATCCGCTAGGACTCCTACCAACTAGAACAATAGGTATTCGTGCGTTTGTTTTTACATCAGCTACAGTTGTTCCATCGAAGCTGATATAATCTGTACCATTTTTCATGTACAGAACATCTGATAGCACAAAAAAAGACGTTGTTTTATCAGCCATGCCTGAGTAAATACCCTCGAAAGCCATCCATGAGGACATAAAAATAGACGCGTCTTGCGCATCGTCGAAGGTTGTTGTTTCATCAAGTCCGAAGGTTTCATCCTTGCCGTCAGTGTCTGCCCAAAAAGTTGTGTCTGCCAATTTTACACCCCCTCATTAGAGGCTTAGAATCAAACTAAGCTATAGCCTACTGAATATGTTGTTGAATTTGCATTAGCGTGGGTCATAGTAATTCTGAACGTCTTGGGTATGAAATCACTGGCAACTAAATTAGCTGTCGCTGTCATTCCTGGATAAACTTTATAGACGTTTGTACTCACCGATATTACACTCGCAGACTCCAAGATAGTGTAATACTTTCCAGATGCAGGGTCCTTGCCCTCGACTTTTACCTTCACATCAGATGTCGCAACGGCTGTTACGTCAAGGATGATATGAATACCATCACCTGAGTTATTTACTATATCCGCGCTGGATACAGTTACCGTTCTATCGGCCGACGCAAATGCAGTTCCCTCTACATTAAAGGCGGGAAGGGTTAATACATCTACATCTCCAATGTTATTAGTGCCAGCAGGAAGCGCAGGAAGAGAAAGGACATCCACGTCTCCAATATTGTTAGTCCCTGCCGGGAGTGCGGGGAGAGAAAGAACGTCTACATCCCCGATGTTGTTTGTACCAGCAGGTAATGCAGCATTAATTTGTATGCCGTTCGTAGTCCCTGGGGTAGTTTGATCAATCCCCACCTTGCCTATAAGGGCTGTACCAGCTACTAGAGCGGGTATAGTTATAATATCCACATCGCCGATGTTATTAGTTCCGGCTGGTAAAGCAAGATCATGTTTAATTAAAAGTCTACCATTTAGATCCAACCACGCATTCACCCTGTCCCCAACAACAACGGCAGTTGGAGCAACATCTGATGCCTTACCTCCGATTTTTAACGGATCGCCAGTATCGACTGCATCATGAGCTACAATGCTATCCGATACCCTTTTCCAATAGTCTCTAAGTGTAGCTAGGGTTATGAGTGCCAATATAACCACCTCAATTCTTTTTAAATAGATTTCCACCATGGGAAATTAATGTGAATTTTTGCCCGTTAGCTTTTTTATATTGGAATAAACCGTTTATTTGTCCTGTACCGAGCGAAGCTACGGATAGTCGTTTATAGCCCGGTCTTTTACCTATTGTGCCATCACGAACGCGAATATTTTGACATCCAGGGGTTTGATTAGGCGAGATAAGAGAAGCATTGTCCCTATAGTTCAAACCGCCTGAGAAATCGTTATAAAGCACTTCCTTTGTGGTATTTGTCCTTCTGCGAGTTTGTTTTAGTGGCATTTTATCACCATTCCTTCTGGCATAAAAAATACCCAGCTATTCCTTTTCGCTGAGTTTGGCGATTTCTTTTTGCAATAATTCTATCTGTGCATCCCTTACCGCGAGAGCTTTTGCCATTTGGCCCAGTTGATTACAAAGTTTATCAATGACTACATTTGCATCTACATCCATTTTATACCCCCTCCTTCTACGCTACTAGCGTAGTACTCGCCCCGCCCGATTTGACAAAATATAGACTTTCTCCCGAGATCATCAAGTATGCCCCAGACCCAGCTTTAAGACGCATAACACCATTTGAGGTATTTTCAAAATGGCTATTACCAGAGCCTATAAACACTTTATCAGCGTTTGTGTAGCCTTTAACATAGTCAGCGAAAATACTGCCCGTTACATTAACACTACCACCTACTGATAAGATATTGCCTATTACTACCCCACCATCCACTTGTAAATTCTGATCAATATAAACAAGAGCATTTGTAGGAAGTAAGATATTTAAAGCACTATCAGTTCCATATTGACCTTGAAAATATCGCATACTGCAAGGAGCATCATACCCTGTAACAACTCCACCAAAGTTGATACCATAATCCATTGCTCCCCCCGACTCCCAAATATTTGACGACACATTAAATGAAGCTTTTGCCGAAATTGTAGAACCTGTAATTGTTACACCATCAATTGTACCGCCTACAATTGAACCAGACGCAATAATATCAACTAAATTCAAAACTCCGTTAAGGTCAACATAAAACTTATCAACCCAGGTAGGTGCGGCGTATGTGCCTGTGTTATTTTGAATCTTTATTCCAACCGATGAATTTATGATAATTTGATTCGTTAACGTAGTCGAACCATCTGTTTTTTGGACGATTAAACCATTTCCGGTCAGTGTGCTGGAAAATAGCCCATTTACACCATTTAGCCCCACCTCAATGCCGTTTGGAGTTATCCTAACTACATTAAGGCCGTTTACCGGGTCTACGGCATAAAGGCCAGCTTCTTCCCAATAAAAACTTTGGTTGACGTATATCTTGTTAACACCAGATATTCTGAAATCTATCGTACCATTCAAAATTGCTATAGCTGTAGGATCGCTAACCTGTGCATTTTTAGCATCCCAACCTAAATCATACCAGTTGGGCATAATTTATCACCCCATGACGTTTCTGATTTTATTGATCCCTTTTTGCCTAACAGGAATAACTGCTTTTTTTGCATCCTCAAACATAATTAGTAAGTCAATTCCGTCTGCTTGCCTGCCATTTTGATGCAACCATTTTCCAGCCGGGAAGTAAGCGAGGTAGTCATGATATTGTGACCTTATAAGGGGTATGTCCGTTGCAAGGGATAATCTATCAGGTAGTTTGTAGTACCAAAATGTAATAGGGTCCGTTGTTGTTTTGGCTAATAAGAGATTACCCCTTATATCAAAATCTTTAATTTCTTGGTCAATCATATTATACTCAAGCCGATAAAAGTCCAAATAATCAGTAGGAAGAATATAGGATTTAGTCACGCCATCAGGTCTAATTGTTTCGTCGGCTGTCGTGTAGTCTTTTGAAGTCATAATTTTATCTAAGTGAGCGAATTCGTAGTACGCAATGCCAATGTAATCATTGACGAGTTGGAGAATATCAGCGTTGTCTGCTATTACTAATGGTACGCCATCTGAACTATAGCTATTTATGAGTTTGAGCGTTAAGTTCTGTAGGTCGAGTAACGTTCGAGTATTTGGCATAGGGATAACCCCCTTTCGCTAGTGAGTTTATAGCTCTCTCATTAATTGTCTTTTGTTATCTTTCATGACTGCTTCTAGATAGTTCAGTCTGTCTTTTTCAATTGTTTGTTCTAATTTGTCGTTGTGTGAGTCAATCTCTGCTACGGCGTTATAGCCACGATGAGAATCAATCCTCTGCATATGCTTAATAAGCCTATCGTCAAGCGGGCACAGCCACTCCATGACGTGTTGATTTTTGTATAAAACTTGATAATTACCGTTTTTGTTGAGCATAAGGGCTAAGTTGGGGTCATGCTCTTGTAGTCTTTCTTCAATATTGCAAATATCGCCTGTAACCATGTTTCACCTCATAAAGATAGGGCGAGGTAGTTAGCCCCGCCCTGATTAGTTTAGATTAGATTAGCCCTCAGTTACATCGGCCAGCACTGTCTGGCTATTTCTGGAACTACAGCCTAATTCTAGGTAGCGATAGAGGACGGCTCCATAGGCGTCTTTGTTCGCCACACGAGATAGGATTGCTCCATCTTCTGACATCCAATCAATGTCAGAAAGTTGGTACACTTTGAGATAATCAGTATCGAGGAAGAATATTTTCCCGGTAGGAGCATCTTTATCGGCAATCAAAGGAAGTCCGTTATAGTCTAGGGCTTTCTTACCACCCTTGAGATCCATAGTGTTCTCGTAGCGACGCGTAGTCGTTAACAAGGCTTGATACGCCCTGCGAACACCAAAGGACGTTAGAATGGCCTTTGTGGTGCCATCAGAGGCAGTTTCAGTTGTGTCTAATGCTGTTTGCATGAGACTTTCGGTGATTGCGCGAGGCGTTCCGGCGTTAGCTAAGACGTTTGCTGCCCACCAAGCGTAGGTGCCAGGAGCTAAGCCTTGGATAGTAGATGTTGCAGAAACAATTCCCGATAGTCCCATTACTTCAATATTGCGTGATCCACTGATGTACACGGCGTAGGTATTGTCAGTGGTGATTGCTGCGCCCGAAATAACAAACACAGTAGCACTTGTTACAGACACAACACTACGACCTACAGCACCAGTTCCGGTTGCACCACTGGATGCCACTAAGACATCAATCGCCATACCAGGACGAAGGTATTTAGTTGATACTACGGTAACGGACGTAGAAGCCGTAGTAGTTCCTGCAACGGTGAGAATTCCAGTACCGTCATTCCAGAACATACGGTTGAGTTGACGCTTGAAGTCCTTGGCCGCGCCTTTCATTTCACTGTCTACCGCACGAACGAATGCCCCTGCATCAGATTTAGCCGCTTTGATTGTTGGCCCGGTGATCTCAATAGTGCTATAAATATAGCGCATAGGAACGATGGTTTCTTTGTACTGTTGTTGTCCAGCAGTTGGCAAAGTGCCACCTTCTGCGACAGAAGCAAAGCCTTCGTTCCCACCAACATGAAGGGGGATGGTGAAGTTTTTACCTACGACACTGTCTTGATCTTTATCAAGCAGGTCGAGCAGAACGACATCGTAGTTGACTTGTTCCCGTAGTGGTCCAAGGTATTGATTTTTTAAAATTTGGTCAAGCGTGGTGAGCGTGGCTCCCATAATAATCACTCCTATTTATTTATTCATCATTGATCTTAATAGTTCGATACTATTTTTCTTAGCATCAGCAAAGGTTTTCGGTGCAGATTGTTCGATCACAGGACTCTGCCCGCCCCCCTCTACCGTGCCTTGTGGTTTTGTCTTTTGAGCGAGATACTCTTTGATTGCAGTGTCTTTAGCGGCTTTTAGATCTTGCTCATGTTTGGCAAGAATTTCCGGTAAGCGTTGCTGCGATATGAGAGTATATGCAGTCTGATAGTCGGTATTCCAGTCTTTAGCCTTTGCTTCAACTTCGCTTTCCCATTCCTTAAAGAAAGGTTTGTCTGCTAATGAAGTTTTCTGTTGAAGCATGGTTTGATTTTGCTTGAATGAACTTAATTCATCCTTCATGCTCTGGAATTCGCCCCATAGCTTGGGGTCAACATTGTTAGCTGTAGCATCAGCCTCGATTTTATTCTGGCTTAACTCGGCAATGATCGAATCCATATCCCAACCATATTTTTGAAGTTCCATTGCTTTCGCTTGGTATACCTCATATTGTTTGCGTTCCTGGGATAGAATCTGAGTCTTTTTCGTATAGTCCTGATTTTGCTGTGCTTGACCAATAAGATCTTCAAGCGACAACTGTTTTTCTTCTCCACCAACTTTAATCGTATAGAGTTGCGGTAATGCTTGACTCTCTGGATTAGTATCAGTGGATGTGTCTGTGGTTCCTGTTAGGACTCCCGTTGGATTTGCATTTTCCGCTGTTGCTTCTGAAGTGTTCTCATTGGAACTTGCTTCAAATTGCTCTTCCATTAATAAAACCTCTTTCTTGTGCACTTCCATTTTTAATGGATTGGTGCAATTTTGGGCATAGAATAAGAGCCTTTAGGCTCGGGTGATAACTATTTGATATGTGTTCCTTCTACCCCACGCTTTTCCCTAGCCATAGTCCGTTTTCTTAGCCACATTAGAGCTTCCTCTAATTTAGTAATACACACCGCATTATCACGGCAAGAAAACTCTGATTTTTGGAAGTGTTCAAGGCGAGTGATAACCATTGCAATTAAATCTTCATTGCATACGCCATTTACTCCACATTCCTTGATCGGACCCTCTTGAAATCCGAATTCAGCCAGTGGTTTAATATCTAGGCTGTGGTCATTGACATCTAGTCCAGCTTCACATACGAAGAAGTGATGAGGTGCATTAAACTTCATTTGTTCTGCGTGTTCGTGCCATACCTCGGTATATTTGTTGGTTAGTAGATCATGTTTAAGTTTTTCCATTATTAAAATCATCCTTTCATGTTAATAAAAGAGCCTATTGGCTCACGATTAAACAATTCCCACCTTATCAATCTCTAACCTGTACTCACTTGACTTATCTTCGTTCAATTCGCATCTTTTTACAGTACATTCTATAGCAATTTTCAATGTATCACCAGGTTTAGCTTCTGGCATATTCTCGATTTGTTTACTGTTCAAATAAAACGATGGCTTTTCTTGGGATGAATCCCATCCCACAGTATTCCCTTTACCTTTAGGCGTTGGAGTTACTTTCACAGGTTTCATGATTTCTTCCATACTTTTTATGGAGGTTGTTTTGGCATCATCCCACTTATCTTTCATTTCGGCCTTTTTCTTTTTCTTTTCTTCCTCAGTCATTTTCATTGCGGTCCACCTCCTTGCATTGGCGGTTGTCCTTGCTGTGGCTGGCCCTGTTGTGGCATTTGCGCCATTGCTTGCGCCTGTGCTAGTTGCTGTGAATACATCGAATGCTCTGCGACATGAGCGTCTACTTGTTGTTGAAACTGTGACTTCTCATAATCATCTGATTTGCGGTATTTGTTATGCTCTGCTATATGAATCTCGTGGTTGTAGAAGTCTCTTGTTAGGTGACCAAAATCTCCTTTAAGCCATTGTTTCTGCTCTGCCTTGGCTTGGTTGACATCAATACTAAGGTCCTCAAATACTTCCTCGATGTTGCCAAACTCAAGTAGTTTAAGAGCTTTTTGTGGGTCTGAGAGGATCTTTCTATCCCATAAATTTAGCACAAAGTCTTGTCGTGCTGCTGTTGACTTTGGCATAGCGGATCCGGCTATTACCTTGACATCGGTATTGCCTTTGAGATCTGATCCTTGGAATTCCTTGGCTTCAACCTGGTTATTCTTCCCGACGATCTTGATCATACGTGGTTCGATATAATTTTGCTGCATTAAGACTAGAACAAATTGCGCCCATTTCTCGTAGGTTGATTCAATATTGTGGATGATAGGGCCAAATTTTGTTTCGTCCTGCTCAGCTAGGAAATTCAGTGCAATCCCTGATTTAACACCAGTCGGCGCGTTGCCCCTTGACACCTCATGGATGCCGCTAACGTCCTCAAAGTCGCGAAGTTGAAGCTCAAGCTCTGCTTGGATGTGTCCGGGTTCTGACGGTGGTTGCTCCCATTGTGGCAGGTTTTTACCCATTCTGTATTCTACGATTTCACCAGGTTCATTGGTAGGTTCATCAATGAGAGAATTGGCCTCCACTAGCATCCTCTGATTGCCAGTTCGAGTCTGGTTGAGTCTGCGCTGTGTCCTTGTTTTGTTGTACTCTTTTTGGATAGGGATAAGGTCCTCTATATTGCTGCTTCCGTGGACACGTCCAGGCACTAAGTTGTGAGCAAACAAGAAGTAAGGCAATCTGTCATAAGGGTTGTCTTCATACTGCAATAGCTTGCCATTTGCTATAGTGATGTGCCGGCCTTTAGGATACTTTTGGCTTTTGATCTCCCAATATTCCTTGACCATGACGCCATCCTTGACCTTAACTGGCTTGTAGTCAGATGCTTGACCGTTGACGTTGGCTAACATGCCATTAAAGATGTTAGTTGCAGATAATCCATCATCGGGAGCAACATCTACTTCATAGTTTTCTTTGACATAATCTACTGTGCGGAGTTTGTTTTCACAACACCATTTAGCTTCGTCAAATTCAGTTGCAGATGGGTCGAAATTGAAGTCAAACGGCGAAACTACTGAGTTGTCGATGTCGCCTAGTTGTTGTGATTGCATGACTTCTTGACCTTGCTCATCTAGGGCGAATTCGCCTTGATCATCTAGGGTGTTAAGTTGTGCTTCGTCACCTAAGTTTGGGTTCCAGTATGTTTTAATGATGCCTGTACCTGTTGTAATCTGCCATAATGCCGATTTAAAGCGTTTCTCGTCCATATTCGAGTTACGCCAGATGAAATCTAAGGCTTGAGTGCCTACCTTGGAAGAGTCTATGTCCTCTTCCTCGTTTGATGCGGCGATAACGGCGAACTGTGGTTTTGATTTGGTTATCTTTGCAAGTTCAGTGCGGATGATAGGACGAATGCGATTGACTGTTACCCTATCTTCCCAAGTCTCCTTAGGCTTTTCGACTATTTTACGACTTGATTTATCGTATGAAATCCATTGTTTCCCTGTTAAATACGCAATATTAATAGCCCAAACTTGCTCCAAGGGAAGGTTTTCAGCTTCCTTTAAACGTTCTTCAATAAACGTTACCGACTCTTCTTCGTTGACGGCTTCTGGCTTGTCTGTGATTATTTTAGCCAAGTGTTTCACCTCGTTTCATACAAAATAAAAAGCCCTATTTCTTAAGCTTTGTTTTTGCTGTTTCTTTAATTTCATTAAAAGATTCTTGAGCTTGCATTTGCATCTGAAAATGTGTGTTACTAATTTTTAACTCATCAACTTCAATTGGTGAGGTTTTTACATTCTCCATATATTCTTTTAGTACAATTACATGATCTGGTAATTCTATTTCTTCCAACTCACACGGCAGAGATCCTAAACTCAACTTCTCATACAGCTTTGCTTCCGCTTCTTCCTTACTCTCGGCAATCACTACGCCTTGAATTTGTCTGAATCCACCCATGTACAATTTAAAGCTCGACATAAACATTCTCCCTTTGCTCTTTTACTTTTACTTCTATCGGCTCTGCCATTTGCTTGTACTCAACAAAGTCCCTCGCTTGTACGCGATCGTAAAGCTGTGCCCTCTCTTTAGCTACGTCTTTGTTGTAGAGATATAGGAAGGTGAGCGTTGCCAGATAGGTTAGACAGATGATTGCGGTTGTCATAGATCCTTGTACCGTCCTTTCGGCTTTTTGGTCATGTTGTCTCTGTGTTTTTGGGCTCTTGCGGATAGGGAATTGCCATAGTCGGGCTTGGGTTTAACTTTTGGCGGGCATGGTCTAGCTGCACACCAGTAACGTAGGGAGTCTGGTCCGTGGCTTAACTCATGATTTGATGCACTATCAACATCGTTTGGATCCTTGGGGTCACTCTGTAGCTGTGGCAAGCACCTGATTAAGTTAACACAGTTTTTAGTGATCACAAGGCTAGCTGTGGTTATCTCCTGCTCATCATCGTATGGCTTAAGCCACTCCTTTAGGTTGTACCAGCCCTGTACTCTATCGTTGTTGGCTTTGGTTAGATCTAGGTCGTTATCCTGGAATATCTCAGCTGCGCTCTTGCCGGTTTCTTGCCTGCGGTTCCACAGGTCCGGTGGTGCAATCGTCTCATAGATAGGCTCAGTGGTCATAGCTTTTATTGCGGCAGCTGCATCCGATATGATCAGGTTGGATTGGTATAACTCTTTATAGACGTATGCCTTTTGGTGTGTGTCTACCGCGATCCAGTAAGCCGCTAGCATGTCTAAGCCGTAGTCTAGAGTGATGTACCGCCGCCAGTCGTTAGAAATAACAAGAGAATCAATAACATGTATATCTGTCCTGAATTCGTCGAAGTATTGCCCTCCTGGTATGCCGTATTCCCCGAGGCCAACCACTTTATAGCGGTCAGGGTTTGTGATTGCCAATGCTTCAATCTTAGCGTGATCCGCTTCGTCTAACCACTCATTGCATTTATGGGTCGTAGTTAAGGTGAACGCCTCCGGATCAACGTTGTCGAAGAATCTCTTCTTTGTCCAGTGACTGTTCACCCAAGGATTATAAGTTAGAGTAAGTTGCTTCCATAACCCTTCTGGCATCTCTCCACGAATAGACTCGTCAAGCGTACTAAACTCCTCTTCATCATCTATTTCATAAACTTCTTCCCACCAAATCCAACACAGCACACCTACTTCTACCGTGATACTCGTTAGTTTTAGTGGTTCATCGAAGCCCCTGAATAATATCTTCTGGCCTGTTACTAGGTATGTTGCTTCTAATGGGTTCAGCGTGAACTTCCACTTGCTTAATACGTCATACCTCTTACAAGCCTTCTTAAGTTCAGCGTAGGTGCTATCTTTATGGGTGTTGCCCGTTTTGCGCACACATAATAGGTTGGCTTGTGCATGCTTCATCAGGTTGTAGATGTACCACATTGCAGTGGTAGTTGACTTCTTGGATCCACGGCCACCCTTACACACCCGGTAACGCTGTTTAGTATCCCAGAAGGATTTATATCCGCGTCCTATTAGATCAGGCAGATATATCTCTTTAGTCTTCATTGTTTCACCCATCTTCGGCCTAATATGGACATCATAGCAATGTCGAGCATTCGGGAGATAATCAGAGGTTGCTTTTTTATCAAAAAACACGCTCTAAACAACCTAAATCAATAAGCTGCAAAACGTGTAAATCGCCTGTCAAAGCTGAATATGGCTGAATATGAGGAAATATTGTTTTAGCTACTTTACATAATATCACTTATAGGACTCAAGACACAATTTATCAGTCTTCTAGGTCTTTTTCGCCCTGGAATATAACCATATTGCCATTGACTTCTAATTTGTCTGTAAACATGCCCAGGTGCTTGCCGATCATGTCCAGGGCACCCTTCTTGTCGTGCAGCTTGAATGAGAATACTCCTTTGGGGGAAATGCTCACCTCTTGGATCATGGTGCCGTCAACTTGGTCACTACCATTCATTTCTATAATTTGAGCATAATCAATAATTGGCTCTCCTGTAATCTTGTCATGTTCTACAACTGTTTGTTCCGTTCTAAAGCTGAGAAAATCTTTTATATCAGAAAAGGCTATCTTGGCATACTCAGCGATAACACGCTCTACAGTGACCATATTGCGCCCTTTAAGCTCATCAATGAGTAAACTAAGCCTTGATGCTATCTTGGTATCATTAGCAAGCTTACAAGCGTTCTCGTCGACACTCTTATCTGTCATTTTCTCACAGTTATACGCCTGCTTATACGCTTCTCTTTGAGTTAAGCCAGAGAATAA